CGCGACAAGGAGACCTGCTCGACCTTGTCGGTCTTGCCCTTTCTGAGCGCCGCCTGCCGGTCGACCATCCCCCGGTAGTCGGAGGGCGACAGCTTGTCGACGTAGTCCATCAGCTCGATCCTGGCGAAGGCCTGGGGCGCGTCGGCGGACAGGCTTACCAGCCGGCCGTAGGTCGCGGCGTCGGTCTTGACGTCTTGGCCCTTGGCCGCTTGCTCCGCCATCGTGGTGAAGAAGTTTTGGGTCGAGGTCTGCTGCTGCGGCGACAGCGCGTTCCAGATGTTCGGCGGGATCTGGGTCCAGCTGGTCGCACCGCCGGGGCGCAGGTACGGTTGCAGGGCGTCGCTGGCCTGGGCCTCGCGGTCGCGCTGCTCCTGTTCCCCCTGAACGTAGTCGCGCTCCGCCTCGGCCACGAAAGTGTCCTGCCGGCGGCGGTCGTCGCCTGCTGCGGCGGCGGCGGCGGCCCTCACCTCGGCCAGCGTCCTCCGCCGGGCGGGCGCGCGCCCGGTCATGGGCTTGCCGATAAGGGCCAGGGGGTCGAGGGTATTGCCCTCGGCGTCTTCGACCTCGACGTGCAGGTGGGGGCCCGTCGAGTTGCCCGTGCTGCCCGAACGCGCGATGATCGCTCCCGCCGAGACCGGGTCGCCGACCTTCACGTCGACGCTGTCGAGGTGGGCGTAGGTCGACACCGTGCCGTCGGGGTGCCTCACCTTGACGTACTTGCCGAAGCCGCCCTTGTCGGTGGCCTGGACCTCGATGACCTCGCCACCACCCATCGCGGCAACCTTGGTCCCTGCCGGCACGGCCCAGTCGACGCCCCCGTGGTTGGCGCTCCCGGTCTTACCGCCGGCCAGGACAGGCGGGGTGCGCGGGCCCACCCCGGAGCTGACACGCGCGCCGCCGAACACGGGCGAGACAATGACTTCGGACAGCTCTTCTGCGTCCGCGTCGCCCCCCTCGACCTCCTTGCTCAAAAGCGTCCACGCGCGGGCGTCCGCCTTGTCGACCTCGATCTTAACAGCCGACCGAACCTTGGCCAGCAGCAGGGGCTGGGTGTCGAACGCGGCGGTGTTGTCTTCGAGCAGGGCCTTGGCCAAGGCAGGATCCCCCTGCTCCAGCGCGGTCGACACCGCGCCGGCCCACATCTGCGCCACCGCAGCGCCGCCGGCGGCTTCGACCTGGGCGGGCGCGAGGCCCTGCTTGGCCGCCAGCTCGCGAGCAGCGCCGGATACCGCCGCCACGGAGTTGGAAGGGTCGAACTCCGGGTTGTTGATGTTGGCGATGACGGCGGCGGTGGACGTGTCGATGGTGCCCTGCAGCACCGACTTCTGGTACGCCTGGTACTGCTTGACCTCGAAGGCCGTAACGCCGGCGCGGAACTGCTGGTCGACACCGGCGGCGGCGCGCGTGAAGGCGGCGCGCTGGGCGTCGTTGCCCAAGCCCGCCGACAGCTCAGAGGCTCGCTTGGACAGCAGGCCGCCGTACTCCTCGGTCAGGGGCACGCCGCCCTCGCCCTTGAACGCGGCCTCGCCGGTGCGGTTCAGGTAGCCCCGATCCTTGTCGGCGGCGAGCGTCAAGCTCTCGGTGCGCAGGTCGTTCAGCGCGGCCTCAACGCGCAGGGCGTTGGCCTCGTTCTGGATCTTGGTGACCATGTCGACCGCAGTACCTGCCGCGCTGGACAGCGCACGCCCGGCGTCCTGCACCTGGCCCGCCATCACAGCACCCGGCCCCGGAGTGCGGGGCGGCGTGAACGTGTCGGCGCGGCCCGCGCCGGGGGCCTGCGTGAAGCGATCGTATGTCGGGACCGTGGCCATCTACTGCACCTACGTCGACGGGCCGTAGGTGCCCGAGGACTTCTTGCTGGTCGAGGAGCCGCCGAAGGCCCCGCTCTGCTTCAGCCCGTACCACTGGCCGGCCAGCTGGCCGGCGCTGCCGAGCAGCGACGAGGTCGCAGCCATGCCGGGGTTGATCCCCGACGCCGTGGCGCGGGACATCAGAGCGTCGTTCTGCATGTTGACGGCGTCGATGCGCTGGCCCCAGGCCGCGCGCACCGCGTTGGCGGCGACCGTGTTGGCGTCCACCTCACCCATGTAGTCGGTCGAGGTCAGCACCTGCAGGGCCGAGCCGCTGCCCAGGTCGATGCCGTTGGCGGCCATCGAGGCGCGCTGCGTGCTCTTGAGCTGGGCGGTACGCATGCGCGTCGCCTGCTCCTCGAACTGGCCCGCGCGCAGCGTCTGTTGGGCGGCCTTCTCGGCCTGGGCCGCGTTCAGCTCCGCCATCTGCGCCTGGAAGCGCAGTTGCGACTTCTGCGACGCGGCCGAATAGTACGCCCCGATGGCCGAGGTGCCGGCCCCGACGGCGGAGGCGGTGAGGGATGCAACAGCCATTGTGAACCTTCTACCGGAACCGGCAACCTAGAGCGCCGCGCGCCGGGTACGCACACCGCTACGCGCCGATGGCGACCTCGACGGTCAGGCTGACCAACGTGAGGGGCAGCGGGTCGACCTGCCGCACCAGGACCTGGCCGCTGTCGCCCCAGACGGCGTCGAGCACGATCTCCAGCTCGCCGGTCAGCAGCACGGGCGGCGAGCCGTAGGGCTCGTCGGTGCGGTGCTTGTAGACGGTGAGCTGGTCGGCGGCCGGGCCAGCCAGGACGCCGCTCGAGTTGTAGACGCGCAGCCAGGCCTTGTTGATCGCCTTCGCGCGCCCCTGCCCCGCAGCTTCCATCTCGATGACGACGGGCAGGGTGGCGATGTCGGCCGTGATCGGCAGGCCGATCTGGATCGTGCTCGCCTCGCGCTCGAGGGTGATCGAGCCCCCCGTCACCGTGAGGCGCGGGTGGACCGCGCCGTCGGCCAGGACGGCGACTTCCTCGCCTTCGAGGTGCTCGAGGCCGGAGGTGATCTCGTCGATCGGCGAGCCTTCGTAGCTGACGCCGGCGTCGACGTGGAAGGCGTCGGCCAGCTCGCCCCGCAGGATGTCGGCCAACCGCTCGATGTAGCGCACGGACTGGCCGTCGATCGTGCGGCGGACGATGGCGTAGAGCGCGTCCTCGATCCCCTCCGGCACGACGGCGACGCTCTCGAACACGCCGGCCGTGGTGTGGCGCGCCCAGCCGGCCACCTCTTCCTCGGGGACATAGGTCAGCGACAGCAGGTCGCCGCCGCTGCTGACCGCCCAGACGATGCTGTACGGCGACTTCTGATAGGCCATGTCGACGATGGTCAGGCCGTCGAACATCGTCGGGTTGAAGCGGCTCAGATCGTTGGTCGTGAAGCCGGAGGCCTGCCAGTTGTAGGCCAGCTCGCGCACCCGGCCGCCGCGCGCCGCGCAGTAGACCAGGTTGTTGTTGGCGACGATGGGCTGCACGCCGTTCGCGCCGATGTAGCTCTGCGGCTTGACGCTGATCGACGACGGGGTCAGCGCGTCGGTGTTGATCGACGTCACCCGGTACTCGGTCGCGCTGGTCAGGATGATCATGCTGGACAGCGGCACGACGTGGCGGATCGTGTTGCCCTCGCGCGAGGCGATGCGGAACGAGATCGCGTCGTCGTCGCGGGTCGGGATCGAGCTGTTCAGGTCGCTCTCGGTGCCGGAGCGCGTCAGCCACATGAACTGCGGCGCGACGGTGGTGCCGGCGAAGACGCGCCGCTGCTCGAAGTAGGCGACCGCGCCGGGGTAGTTGCCCGCGCCGCTGAACGGGTTGTTGTTGACGGGCGGGGTCCTGGTCAGGTCGGCGGCGATGTTGTCGTCGACGAAGACGCATTGCGTGGTCTGGCCGCAGTAGCCGTAGAGCCCGTTGCTGTACTTGTAGACGTAGTAGCGCTCCGCGCCCGTGACCGCGCCCCAGCGCAGCGTGTTGAAAGCGCCGGTGTCGAACAGGTTGTTGACCGCGCCGAACTGCTGGACCGACCCCCCGCCCGCGCCATAGGCCGGCCACGCGCTGCCGTCCGCGTACCCGCCGCCGGGAGTGCGCAGCAGGAAGGTGATGGTGTACGGCCCCGCGCCGGAGGTGGAGACGTTGTCGATGATCCACGAGCCGTTGAGCTGCGTAGTCGTCGACACCCCGGAGATCGAGATGGGGTCGCCGTTGGTGAACGCGCCGACGCTGGCCGCCGACACCGAGACACTGATCGTCGACCCGACGGTGATCGCGGTCGGGGTGTAGGTGGGGCCGATCGCGGGGGAAGATGCGACGCTCTGGCTGCCGTCGGACGCCACGGCGGTCACGACGTAGCCCTGCGCCGACAGTATCGCGGTGGTCCCCGACTTGACCTTCGGCGACGTCGACACCGACGCGGGCGGCGAGAGGCTCGTGCCGAACGAGATCACCGTGTAGGTCCAGCTCGTGGTGCCGAGCCTGCGCAGCTCCGCCGGCGGGTAGTCGGGGTGGACGAGCGTGACAACGTCGGCGGACTGCACGAACCGGATGTCGAACAGATCCGCCGCCAGGTAGCTGTTGGCCACCTCGTAGGGCAGCCCGCCGGACAGCAGCGTGCCGCCCTCGGTGTGGAAGCGGAAGTACCCCTCGCCGATCTCGATGATGAAGGTCTGCTCGGCCGAGAAGACGAACGGGATCAGCCGCGTCGCCTTGCTGCTGTCCTTGACCTCGGCCACGAAGGCGAAGCCGGGGCGGTTGATCGCCGGGCCGTGGGGGAGCGGGATGAAGTTTCTGCAGGTCGCCAGCCCGGTCGCGTATTTGACGTTGTCGACGCGGCCGAACAGCTCCGGCGTGACCTCGCCGCCGGCGAAGCTGCGGGAGAAGATCCTGGTGCTGGGCATTAGCGGTACGCCAACGTGCTGCGGTCGGTCAGCCAGCCGGGGCGCGAGGCGAAGTCGTCGCGGGCGTCTGTCGAGCGCTGGTTGGCGTCGCGCGTCGCGCCCGCACCGATGAGGCCGACGGCGGAGCGGCGCATCTCGCGCGCCACGACCATGCCGGCGTCGCCCTTGATGATCGGGCCCGCCAGATAGCTGGCCAGCATGTAGGACAGCGCGTCCACGAACAGCGGCGGGAACTTGGTGGTGTCGGTGACGAAGGCGACGTAGCGGAGCACGGCGTCTTCCTGGTTGGTGTAGATCACCATCTCGCCGGTGTCGGCGCTCTCGATCTCGTAGGGCTGCGTATCGGCATCGGCCGAGGCGGTGTCCGACAGCACGGCCAGCACGGTGACGTGCGACGGCAGGACGTAGCTGTAGGCCCACGGGCTGGGCGCGGGGGCGACGAGCGAGTAGTCGACGAGCGTGTGCCGCCGGATGGCGAAGCCCCACGGGTGCAGGGCCAGCATCGAGTTGAGGGCGATCGGGTAGAAGCTGGCGGCGTGGCCGGCCTGCGGCGAACCTTCAGGCGGCGAGAGGCTGGAGATCGACGCGCGGTCGCCCAGGTGCCCGAGGGCCAGGTTTGCGATGTCGACTGCGGTGGCCATTGGCCTCTCCTGAAAAAACGGGGGCTTGCGCCCCCGTTGCTCTTCTGCGGCGCGAGAGGGCTAGACCAGCCCGGTCTCGTCCTCCGCCGGGGTCTCCGGCTGGGTGCCTTCGGTCTCGGCTTCGGCCTCGGCCTTCTTCCCCTTGCCCGACTTGATCGGCTCGAGGTTCTTGCCCGGCTTGCCGTCGTACTCGACGATGTCGCCCGCCTGCACCAGCTTGTTGTTGATGAAGCTGGTCTCTTTCACCCGGTATTGGGCCATATTTGCTGTCCTTGAAATAAGGGTTGGGGCCAGGCGTTAACCTGGCCCCTGTTGCCCTAGAGGATGGAGTAGCCCGTCGCGTAGAACTTCAGGCCGTCCTGCACGCCCACGCCGAAGTCGGCGAAGACACCGCCGGTCGACGGGTTGGAGCCCGTGACCGTGTAGCGCGCGCCCAGATAGCGGCGGCCCGTGCGGGCCGTGCCGGCGAGGCGCGGGTTCAGGCGGACGTTGAAGCGCTCACCAGACAGCAGCTGGGCCAGCGGGATGGGGCCCGAAGAGCCGATGACGGTGACGTTGCCGGTCAGGTCCGCCGCGTCCGCCACGATGGCCTCGATGGTCAGAAACTGCAGCGTGTTGAAGGCGGCGGTCAGCTCGACGCGGAGGAGCAGGTCCTCCCCGCCGGAGCCGATGTCGCGAGCGACCGACAGGTCGACGGTGTCGGTGGACACCGCCGTGGCCGTGATGGCCTGCCCGGTGATCGAGGGGGAAGTCGCAGTGCCCCCCACGGAGCCCGAGACGATGAGGTTACGATCGAGGATCATGGTTCTGTTTCCTTGTGGCGTGTCGTCTTAGACGACGCGCGCTTCCGTGTTGAGGAGCTGGTCGGCGCGGCGCAGCGGCACGCCCTCGAAGGTCGTCCAGCTGCGGGCGGTGCCGAACTGGTCGAGGGCCTTTTCGATGCCGAACACGCCGCCGGACTTGCCGAGGGCCTGGATGCGGAGCATCGAGTAGACCGTCCGGTTCATGTAGAACGCGGCGCGGCCGGCTCCCAGGTTCGGGACGCGATCGAGCGCACGCGACATCAGCTTGACCAGGTCGGCAGCCGAGCTTTCGGCGACCAGGTTGGACGTGTCGATGTTGCAGATGCGGACGATGTAGCGCCAGTCCTTCACGACCAGGCCGTTCTTCCACTGGTAGAGCGAGCGCAGGGCCTGGTAGTAGTTGCCCGAGGCGTCGGCGACGCTCTCTTCGCCCAGGTCCTGGTGCATCAGGCCGGCCTGCGAACCCTTCGGGAACGGGCAGAAGACGGTCTGTTCACCCCAGACGACCAGCCAGATGGACGTGTTGTCCGAGCCGGTGCCCTGCGCGTCGATGATGTTCTGGGCGTTGCCGGCACCGGAGATGGTGCCGTAGCGAGCGGCCAGGCCGAGGTACTGGCGCGGGTCGCTGGCCGGGTTGCCGTAGAACATGGTCGTCGCTTGGGCCTGGTTCATGGCCTCAAGGAACGCGCTGTCTTCCGACAGGCGGAAGGCGGCGGTGTTGCCGTTCAGCTTGGCCAGCTCGACGTCGATGTGCGAGCGGGCTTCGAGGATGCCGCAGCTCTCGTCCACCTGGGCGGTGGTCGACTTGCTGACCGGGACGCCCTGGTTGATCGAGCGCCAGTAGACGGACGGCAGGCCCGTGCGGATCACGACGCGGTGGCCGGTCGGCAGGTTGCCTTCCGCGAAGACGGCGTCTTCGAGGATCTGGTTGGTCTGGGTCAGCAGCTCGGCAACGGCCGGCACGCGGCCATCCGGGTCGAGGCGCTTGGCCCAATCGGCGAGGGTCAGTTGACCCGAAGCGAGGGTAGCCATGAGAAATCGGTCCTTGGGTTGATCGTGTTATTGAGTGGGGTAGAGGGCGGAAGCGAGGCGCTGGTCCGGCGTAGAGCCGGCAGCGGGGCCCGTCCGGCCTCCGGGTACGAAGTTGTCGTCGCCGAGCGCGCGTCCGGCTTTGTAGAGCAGTCGAATGACCTCGGGGTGGTTTCCGAGACCGCTTTCGTTGAGCAGGCTCTGCAGCTCCGGCGTGCCGAGCTTATCGAGCGCGGCCTTCGCGACGCCGAGGTTGGCGTCGAACTTGTCGCCGCCGAACTCCTTGTCGGTCTTCGCCGCCTGGGCCCATTCAGTGAGGGCTGCGGCGTGCGCCTGCTGCTGGGCGTCGGCGACCTGCTTGGTCAGGCTGACGCCCATGTCGTAGAGCTGTTGGGCCTGGGCTTGGGAGAGGTTCATCTCCTTCGCCATCGCCTTGAAGCTCTCGACGTTTGCCGGATCCGGTGTGACGCCGTCCTCGGCGGTGAAGTCCTCGTAGCTTTCCGGTGCGCCTTGGGCTTCGCCCTCGGTCGTCTCGGCGCTCTCGGCGGCCTCGACCTGCTCCGCTGCGCCTTCCACTCCCGCAGGCGCTTGGCCGGCGTTCGGGTCAGTCACGAGCGTGGTGGTGGTGGCGGAGCCTTCGGTGGTGGCTGCGGCTTCCGCGATCTGGTCAGTCATGCGCTTTGCTCTCCTGCTGCATCTCCTGGTAACGGTCAGGAGCGTGCGCGCTCACCCATTCAAGCACCCGAAGTCCGATGTCCCTTCTGCCTTCGCGGAAGAACGTCTCGCTGTTGCCGGTGAAGCTGGAACGGAAAACCCCAGCCATCGAGAGCAGACGCCATACAATGCGCCGCCCCCTCGGGCTGGACATGAGCCACTTGACGTCGTCCGACAGCAGGCGCGTCTCGGCTTTGCCTGCTGCCTCGCGGGCAGCTGCGGCGTCGCTCTGTCGGCCGAAGTCGGTCGGGTCAAACTCGCTCATGCTGGCAAGCTACTCGCGCGCCGCGCGGGTACGCACACCGGCGTCAGCGGTCGGCTTTGCGGTCGAGCTTGCTGTCGATCTTGTCGAGAGCGGAGAGCACCTGGTCGAAGCGCTCGGCCATGTCGTCGCGCCGGGCGTAGACGTTGGGGAGCTTGCGCTCGATCTCCGCCATATCGCGCTCCAGCTGCCGCTGGTCAGCCTGCAGCAGCTTGGCGAACCATGCGACGAAGCCGATCAGCAGGCCCAGGACCAGGTCGAAGGCGTGTTCAAGGTTGGCGGTCAAGGGAAAGCGCTCCGGCACTGGTTACTAGGCCCGCCGGCGGCGGCGGGTGAGATTGAAATATCCGCCTTCCGTGACGCCCACGACGCCGCCGGTGATGTCGCCCGACCCCCCGGAGGTGCCGCCGCCCGTGCCGCCGATCGGGCGGCGGAGGGTGATGACGACCGCGCCGTCGGGCGCGCTGCCGCCGCCGCTGCCGGCAATCTGTTTGGTGGCCGGGCCGCCCGCGCCGCCGGTGATCGCCCCGGTGCCGGGGCCCGCCGCGCCGCTGCCTGTGCCTGCGACCTGCTGGATGACCGTGATCGACCCGCTGCCGGTGGCGCTGCCGCCCCCCGTGCCGGCGATCTGCTTGGTCGCGGCCCCGAAGCTCCAGTTGGTGTTGCCGCCGTTGTCTGTCGAGTTGGTCGCGGAGTACGTCGTCCCGCCGGAGGTATCGGCGAAACTGTTTGTCAGCGAGACGTAGTCGGCGACGACAGTGCCGGAGGCCTTGTAGATCGTCCATGTGCCCGACGAGCTGAGCGACAGCAGCGTGCCGGAGGTGCCGGCCAGGCCCCAGGTCGTGATCGTTTGCGTAGTGCCCGCCGTGAACACGATCGGTCCACTGCCGGAGACATTGTCGAGCGTGCCGAAGGTGTTGCTGCCGACGATGGTCAGCGTGCTGCCGCCGTCCTTCGTAAGCCTGCCGTAGCTCAGGCCGCCGCCCTGGAACGACTGCGCGCCCGTGCTGCGCGAGCAGATGATCTGCGCGCTCGCGCCGGAGAACGACAGGTTGGTGACGTTGGCGAGGTTCCACGCATTGCCCGAGCCCCCAACCGTGATGACGGAGGCCCCGAGCGTGATCCCTCGGGTGCTGGTGCCGGTGCCTGTGAAGAGCTGGCAGGTAACGGCGTACCCGGCGGTCACAAGAGTGCCGTCGGTGACCGTGATGTTGCGGCTCGTGGCGAGCGTCAGCGCGCTCTGCAGCGTCCAGGTGCCCCCCGCGCCTGCGACGGTTATAGCGCCGTTGATGGTGACGCCGTTGGTGTTGATGTTACCGCCGGTGGAGCCAGCGAGGGTGATCCCGCCCGTCGCGCCCCAGCTGAAGTTGGTCGCCGGCAGCTGGATGCCGCCACTGATCGTGCCCGCGCCGCTGCTGACGAAGGCCATAGCCCCCGACAGCGAAGAGATGCTCAGCCCGCCGCACGCCCACCCGGCGGCGAGTGTGATGTTGCCGGTGCCGCTGTTGGCGTCGAAGATCGCCGGGTCGGCGGACGTCGGGAGGGAAGCGTCGTTGCTCCCGCCGGACGTCGCCGACCAGTTGGTGGGGCCCGTCGCGACCCAAGAGGCCGAAGACCCGCCGCCAACCCAGAACCTGTCTGCCATCTGCTATTCCTCGGGCGGGTCTTCGGGCGCGGCGGCTCTGGCCAGGTAGGCCGCAAAGCGGCTTTCCTGCATGGCCTCGATCTCATCCTGCGTCATCTCCGACCACTCGGCCGTAGGCAAAGTGATGGCGTCCGCCCACACACCGCCGGTGGGGAGGGCGCGCTCGAAGGTGATGCGAACGACCGTGTCGGGCATCTAGGCCTCGGTGATCGTGATCGCGCCGATAGCCACAGCCGCCGTGTCGCCGTTGGCGAAGGTCTGCGCGGTGGTCACCGTGCCGCCGTAGAGGAAGTTGCCGGCGGTCGAGGCGTCCCAGATCCCGAAGTGGGTCACCGGGCCGAGCGCGCCGGTCAACGTGTTCGTCGTGGCGCTGGCGTTGGTGGCGGCCTTGGCCGACGCGGCGTTGAACGTCAGCGACTGGCGAGCATAGCCCGAGCCGGAGCACTCGCTCGCGCCCGTCGCGCCGGGGTCGGCGGTGTGCATCGAGATGAAGCGCGTGGTCGGGCGCGTCGGCGTTGCGCCGCCGAGCTGCCAGTCAAGGGTGTTGTTTGCCGAGGTGGTGGACTTAGCCATGATCGTTTCTCCGAATGGCGAGGATCGCGGTGACGCTCACACCGGTGCCGGCGGAGACGAAGGGGCGGATGTAGATCGGGCTCTCGGTCACTGCCGTCAGGCCCGACGTGGTGAAGGACGCCACCGCGCCGTCAGGCTTGGACAGCGTGAACCAGTTGGAGCCGTCGAGCGAGCCCTGCAGCACGATCGTGCCGCCGCTGCCGAAGTTGCCCGTGACCTGGAACGTGCGATCGCCCGAACCCTGGAAGCGGCACGGCTCGCCGTCGGCGTTGGCCGTGGTCAGGGCCCATGTGTAGGCCTCGTGGTCGATCTGAAACTGGGTCTGGGTGGGGGTGACCGTGGCCATCTTATAGCTCCGCGCCGCTGGGCGAGCCGTAGCCCGCAAACTGGTTCATCATGTCGACGGCGGCGTTGCTCTGCCCGCCTTGGGTGGCCACGCTGCCGAGCTTCTGGGCGGCGCTCGCCGCCTGCTCAGCCTGGGCGACCTGCTGTGCCTTGGCCTGGGCCTCGGCGCGCTGCTGCCGGATGAGCGCCACGGTCGGGCCGGGGACGATCAGGGTCGGCTCGATGCCGAGGCTGTCGGCGTAGACGTCCGCCCACTTGTCGGCGTCGAACTTGTCGAGCACGTCCGGCTTGAACGCGGCGACCGCGCCGATGTTGCCGACGAAGCGGTCGATGCTGTTGGTGCTGATCGCGCGCTGGGCTTGGGCCAGGACGCTGACGAACTGCACGTCGAGGGGCATGCCCTGCATCGCTTCGGGCGGCGGGGGCAGAGCGCCGGCAGCAGCCAGCTTGGCGAACGCGGTCTCGACCAGCGGCTCGAGCAGCTCGTTATGCAGGCGCTCGAGCACCGGGCCGAGGACCAGCATCTTCTCCTCGTGGCGCTCGGCCACCTCGGTCGCGGTCATCTGGCCCTGCTGGTCGTTGGCCAGCATCAGGAACAGGTCGGCGTAGAAGCCCTCGCGGATCCGGCCACGGACGTCGTAGATGTCCGCGAGCAGGTGCTCCAGGTTCAGGTTCACGTCCCACATGCTGCGGATCGCGTTCTGCGAGCCCGCCGCGTCGACGTAGGTGATGCCGCCCGGCAGCAGGTCGGCGTCGCGGCCCTTCATGCTGGACGGGGCCTGCAGCGGGGGCTTGGTCTGGTAGTCGATGGCGTTGGCTTTGCGCAGCTGCTCGTGCTGCAGCTGCTTGATGTCGCCGAGGGTCTCCATCGCGGGGGACATGCCGTAGATGTCGCCGCCCTGCTTCTGCCAGCGCGAGACCAGCGCCGGGAAGCGGTCGAACCCGCCCTCGCGCAGCACCTTGTCGTTGTCCTGGCCCAGCTCGAAGTAGCAGCTCGACCAGGCCTTGTTCTTGGCGTCGGGCTTGGACAGGTCGCGGTCGCTGCGCGGCTGGATGGCGTGGACGAGGGTGACCCAGGCGTCGAGGCTGCCGGCGTTGTACAGGTTCCTGACGGTGACCGAGCAATTCTCGAGCCCGAACTCCTTGACCACCTCGCCCACCGGCTTCTGGAACTCGCGGAACAGCGTGTCGACGCGGCCCTTGTAGTCCGAGGCGAGCGCGTACTCGCCGACCGGGGTGTGGTAGTGCCAGAGCACGCTGTCGAAGTCGTCCATCACGACCGACGCGGCGGTGCCGTACAGGCCCAGCTCCTCGTAGGCCGTGTGCAGGGTCAGGTAGGTGTTGGACGACGCGAACACGTCGAGGATCTTCTGGGTCACCTCGGCCAGCCAGGCCTTGGTCGCAGGATCCTTGGCCATCTCGGGGTCCGGCACGGTGAGCCGGAACCACGGGCGGGCGGGGCTGGTCATGCCGGACATGAGGCCGGCGGCCAGGACGCGCAGCGCGCGGGTGGCGGTGTTGTCGTAGATCTGGTTGTCCTTGCGCCGGCCGCTGTTGCGATCGGTCACGGTGAAGCGCCCCGTGCGCGGCAGGACGAACCGCGACAGGTCTGCCCAATGCTCAGTCCACGAGGAGCGCTCGGACTTGAGCGCCGACCATCGGGTCCGCATCAGCGTGTAGGGGGACGCAGCCGCCATGCTCTAGCGGCCCAACAGCGTGTTCTTGGCGATGGTGCCGGCGGCGGGCGGCGTTGCGCCCCCCGGCCCCGTCAGGAAGGTCGAGCCGAAGCCCATGTTGTTGGCGCTCATGTTGGCCCCGAGCAGGCCGATGATGTCCGGGCGGCGTTGGTTGTTGCGGTTGTTCGCGCGGTCAGCTTCCTGCGCGGCGTTCTCCGCGTTCTTCTGGGCCTGGGCCTGGGCGCGCTCCTGGGTCTTCTGCGCCTTGTTGGCGCTGTGCGCCATCTGGTAGGTCGCGGCAGAGCCGACCCCGATCGCGGCGACTGTGGCAGAGAGGGCCATCAGATCAGCTCCTTCATGTAGACGACGTCCTGCACCTTGCTGCGTCCCCGATCGCACTCGGCCTGCATCAGCTGGGCCATCGCCGTCCTGGGCTTGGCGTGCCAGAGCATGATCCGGCAGCCCCTCGCCTTGGCCTCTGCCTCGGTCGCGCGGACCAGTGCCAGGCCGACCTTCGCCCGCGCGTGCTCGGCGGTGAACAGCAGGTCGTTCTGGCACTGGATCAGGTCGCTGTAGTGCAGGTTCGGGCCGACGATGTTGACCGAGTAGCCGACCATCTCGCCGTCTTCGTCGTAGGCTGCGAGGGCCAGCAGCGCGCCCGTGGCCTCGAGCGCCTCGTACACCTCGCGGTGCGGGTTGATGCGCATCAGGGCCTTGTGCGTGGTCAGCTCCTCGCGGTGCGCGACCATGAGCGGCAGCGCAGTCTCGAAGAAGGCGTCAACGGTGATGGGTTCGATGCGGGCCATTGAACCGGCACCCTATGCGCGGGCGTGTCGGGTACGCACACCGCCTAGCTGTAGGGGTCGTACTCGCGCTTGCCCTGCGCCGCTCGGATGACCGAGATCTTGGGCGTGTCGATGAGCGCGAGCAGCACGGCCGAGGCGAAGTCGGGGCTGCGGCCGATGCGCTTGATGATCTCCTCGCGGCTCTCGACGTAGATGATCGGCCCCATCGGCCGCCACCTGGGTGCGCAGAGATCCGCGAGCAGGCGCTTGTCGTCCGGCAGGGACAGGCCCTCGTTGTTGGCCGGATCCAGCGCCTCGCGCATGCGCCACCACAGCTCGCTGCGCAGGTTGCTGAACGCCAGCATGCCGGAGCGGTCCTTGCCCGTCGCCTTCTCGCTGACGTTGACGCCCAGCACCTGCTGGTTGGCCTTGGCCAGGAAGTCGTAGGGGCTGGACCCGACGCCGATGATGTCGATGTGGATCGGCGCGCCGTCCCTGACGTTGGCCACGACCAGGCCCGCGACAGCAGGACCGTCAGGCGTCTGCGCGCCGGGGTAGGCCAGCAGCTCGTCGAACCAGCCCCCGTGCCGGCGGGAGATGACCGTGTTGTCCTTGCCGCCGCGCGCCACGTCCACGCCGGCGCTGTCCATCTCGGGCAGCTTGTCGGGCCTGCGCCAGCGCTTCATCGCGGCCTCGACCCACGCGGTCGGGATGACCTGCCACGGATCGTCCTCGACGCCGGCCTCGAAGTCGCCGTTGAGCATCTGCGAGCGCAGAGGTTCGGGCAGTGCCTGGAGCTGGGCCATGTAGTCGGTCGCCATGTAGAACTTGTTGTCGGTGAGCCTGGCCGGGATGAACGTGCGGCTCTTGGGTCGGATGACCTGTTCGGGCGAGTAGTCGGCCGGGTCGAAGTCGTAGACGGGCTTGCCGTCGTCGCTCCAGACGAACCGCCGGCCGTCGGGCACCTCGTAGTCCTGGTCCTCGCCCAGCGTGGTGAACCACCGCAGCTCGCCCGGCAGCGCGGGGTTGGGGTGGCCCTTGTCCAGCCACGGGCCGAAGAACTTGATGACCCACCGCCCCTCTGCCGTGGTCGGCGGGTTGAAGGTCAGCAGCGCCTGCGCCCGCAGGCTGGGGTCGCTGGTGCGGGTCCAGCCCATGATGAACCGGACCTGGGCCTCCCGCATCTCGGTGGCCTCGTCGAAGGCCTTGAGGTCGTGTGGTCTGCCCTGCCAGCGCCGCTCGTCGCCGGGGTTGTCGAGGCCCCCGAACTCGATCAGGGGCTGGCTGCCGAGGGGGACACGCCAGATCGACTTCTGGCCGTTGAACCCTTCGCCGGTGCCGACGATCTCGCCCAGGCGCTGGATCACGCCCTCCGTCTGGGCCTTCTCGCGTCGAACGACGAGCACGCGCTTGTGTTGGGTGAGGGCCTTGCCGGCGATCAGGTCGGTCTTGCCGCCGCCGGCCGCGCCTCCGTAGCCGATGACGTCGGCCTTGCTCTCGTAGGCCATCGTCTGCGGGCCAGGCAGCGCCCTCCACGGGCGTTTGCGGTGGATGGCTCTGGCCAGGACCAGAGCGCGTGCGACCTGCTCCTGGCGGCTCACAGCAGGTCGTCGCCGCTGTCCGCCTCCCCGAGGGGCAGGACGCCAGACGCTGCGAGGGCGGCCAGCTCGGCCTCCATCTCCTCGACGGTCATGTTGTCGACGGTCAGCTTGCCGGCCAGCTCGACGCGGCTGTTCTCGCGGTACTTGTCGGGGGCGTGGGCCTTGAGCAGGAAGATGGCCAGCGTGTCGCTGTACTTGCGGACGGTGCCGACCTTCCGGCCGTCGTGCCACACCGGCTCCTCGTTGCCGTCGAAGCCACGCCTGTGAGCTTCATCCTCGAGCGAGGAGAGGCCGATCTTCATGGCGCGGTCCCATGCGTCCGCGAAGTCGGGGTCGTCGTTGCGCCACTGGTAGGCTGTCTGTCGCGCAATGCTGACGGCCGCGCACGCCTTGCCCACGTTGCAGGTCTCGGCGAGCGCGGCGCAGAACGCTGTCAGCTTTTCAGGTGTCAGTTTGATCATGCGGATCGCAGTGTGCTGCGGATCCGTGGACGTAGGCACACCGCAGGTGCTGCGGCCAGCCTTTGCTCAGAGCCAGTCGCGGCACCTCCAAGCTGATCACGTCTCCCGACGTGGGGTACGCGCGAAGCGTCGCGCGTCCGTCGTCTTGAGCCAGGACAAGCACGCCGTCCAGCTTGTGCAGCGGCTGAAGCGTGGATGGCTGGTTGATCCACATGCGTTCCATCTACCCCTCCCACTTCGGAGCGTGCCTGCCGCCGGCGTCGATCTTGAGGCCGGGGGCCTGCTCGATGCCCAGCCAGAGGGTGCTGGGGTCGGTGGTCCCGCCGCCCCGCAGCAGGCGCAGGAACCCGGAGCCTTTGGCGACGAAGACTTCCTCGCCCCGGCGGTAGGCCTTGGCCTGGCCGTAGACGCCCTTGCGCTTGGTGACGACTTGGCAGTCGTCGATAACGTGGAACAGCTCACAGCTCATTGGTTCTCTCCCTCGGCCGCCACAGCGGCTGGTGTTTGGCAGTCCTGTCTGCGGGCGGATCGCCCATCAGCTTTGCGGTGACGATCTCCCGCGCGGGGGTCCTGTCGGCGGCAGCGCGGTGGAAGCCCGCGAAAACATTGGTGATGCGCGGGCCGCCACTGGCGACGGCGGGATCTCGCGAGATCGAGCGGGCCTTGTCGAACACGACCGCCCCCTTCTTCGCCTCCGCGCCCCTGAACGCGCGGCCCTCGTTGTTCTCGTAGGCGCTCATCAGCCCACCGCCTGTCCGTCGAGGCCCAGGAAGTAGGCCGGGTTGAACGTGCCCCACGCCTCGGCGCGGGGGCCGATCAGTTGGCCGCCGAACTCCTCGGGATACCAGACCGCGATCGCGTCCTGGGCCAGCGACTGGGCCAGGCCGTAGACGTTGGCCCACTGTGGAGCGTTGGCCAGGCCGACGACGAGCGTGTCCTCGGTGTCGGAGCGGTGGACGTCGTGCATCACGACGTCGAACTCTCGCAGCGCCAGCACGCGCAGCACGTCGGCTGGGTCCAGCTTGCTGTGGGCCCCGATGGCGAGGCCGATGTTGAGAAGGGCTTTCATGGTCTTGATCTCCTGGGTTTGAACAGCTGGGGCTAGGAACTGGCGCGCTCGAAAGTCTGAACGACGATCAGGCGCACCGAAGGGTACTCGAGGAGGGCGCGGGCGACCGCGTCGTAAGCCTCGAAGTCAGAGGGGTAGATCGCGAACAGCGACCAGTGGTCGGAGCACGAGGGGTTCTCGAAGGGGCTGACCTCGACACGGAGGCTGCGGCGCTGGGTGGGGGCTTTCATGGTCTTGGTCTCCTGGGTCTGAACAGAGGCGCGTCGCGCCGAGGCCTTCTCTCTCGCATAACAAGCTGGTGCTTGTAAACCCCCCGCCCAAGTTTTTTTTTTCAGCCGTAGATCCGGCGGCGCTCTTTCACGATGTCGCGGATCGTTTCTTTCGACACGTCGAACTTCTGGGCCAGGGTCCGATAGCTGTAGAACCCGTCGGCGTACAGCTCGCGGATCAGGGCCACCTCCGCGTTCGTGAGCACCGCGTTGGGGTGCTGTTCTCCCCTGCCGGGTGAGGGCGGCGCGCCGCTATTGTCGCTCATTTTCCAAAATCCTCACGACCTCACACCTCACAACCTATTTCCTAAGACTTATGCGGGGGCTATAGGCCCTCTCCCTCTCCCCCCTCTACCTCTTATATCTATTAACTCTTTAAGTAAGTAGTGTGAGGTTGTGAGGTTGTGAGGATCCTTATGGGGTAAGGGCTTGCGACCTCACAACCTCCGCTAAGAGGTTGTGAGAGGTTGTGCGGCCCGACGCCAAACCCGCCGATTTTTACCTGCCGACCACGCAAAATTTTGCACATAGCCCAGTTTCTGCAGGCAACGCGCAATTCGCATCGTATCCGCACGTTTTACGGATTTCGCTTCGATGCTCAGCGCCCCTGCCAGCACCTCAGACGTTGTGAGGATTTCCCTCGACGCAGGGGTGGTGCCGTCGAGGTCCTGGGTCTCCATCCAGCGCCCGATCGTCTCCTCCCATGCGTCCTCCTCGGCGAACGCCTCCTGGGCGGCCGGGGCAAGCTCAACGGCCCCCCGCCACGCCAAGCCATCAGCCGTGAACCTGGCCGCCGCCTCCGCCCAGAGCTGGTCGCGGTCCCGCGCCAGGCCCTCGAGGTCGACCACGCCGCACACCTTCATCGGCAGCCAGCGCCGCTCCCCGGTCTCGTCGGCGAGGAACCCGTCCTCGTTGGTGGTGCCGAACAGCAGGCAGCGCCGGCCGTAGGTGGTGGCCATCTCCTTGTACTTGGGCACCCAGTGCTCGTGGGACCGCGTGACCCAGGCCTTGATCTCCTCCCGGTCGCGGGTCCTCATCCCCTGCAGCTCGGCCAGCTCGGCGACGAGCACGCCCCTCATCTTGCGGGCCCTCTCGGTCTCGGGCTCGTGGAACGACAGCGCGGTGCGCGTGTCCTGGCTGGGGGCGAGGGCGGCGATGCCTCTGGACTTGCCCGCGCCTTGAGCGCCGGTCAGCACCGGCACCATGTCGGCCTGCAGCCCAGGCACCAACACCCGGCCGGCGAGCCCAGTCCATGTGTAGAGGCTCACGGCGCGGGTGTAGGGCGTGTCCTCGACGTTGAAGTAGGTCGACCAGAACCGCTCGATGCGGGGCGTGCCGTCCCAGCGCAGGCTGTCGAGCCAGACGATAGCGGTGTCGATCCGATGGCCGTCGGCGCGCATGTGAACCATGTCCCGCGCCAGATCCCGGCCGACGGGCCTGAAGCCCCTGTGCTCGAGGCGCAGGCGCAGCCGCGAGTAGTCAGCGTCGGACCAGGGCCGCCACAGGTCCTCCCCCGGCGGCGACCAGACGACCTGGTCCTTGAACTCGTCGAAGCGAATGTCGAAGCCCAGCCAGCCGACGGCGTCGAGCGCGCGGCTGACGTTGTTGACGGTCACCTCGATCAGCCCGACCTTGTCGCGGGTGAGGCCCATCGGCGAGCTGTCGTCGAGGACGACCACGCCGCCCGCCCCGTCCTGGTCGACCAGCTGGGTCAGGTCCTCGAAGTCCGACGCCGCGTAGCCGGTGGCGTGGAGGAAGTCCTCGTCGGTGCGGTCGGCGCAGCTGGCATGGAGGCACTCGAAGTGCCCCCTCGCGAAGCCGCCGGTGCCGGCCAGCAGCCACGCCGCCTCGGTCTCACCGCTGTCGCTGCTGTGGCCGTCCTTCCAAGGGCAGGCCACGAACAGCTTGCCCCGGTCGACGTCGTAGGTCTCCCAATTATCCTGCAGCCAGTTGGCCACCTCGTCGTCGACCGGCGTGCCGTCGCCCTTGCCCTGCCCGCGCGTCGAGACGCGCTCGGGCTCGATAGCGAACTCACGGGCCAGGCCGCCCCACACCCGCTCGAACGCCTGCTCGGTCAGCACGGGCAGATCGGTGGGCAGGCCGCCCAGCCACTCGTACCGCGCGCCCGAGGGGTGGGTGCCGGCCGCGATGAACTGCTGGCCGGTGGCGAGGAACTCGACCAGCCCGCCGTCCACCTTGAACGACCGCTTCGGCAGGTGGCCGGGGACGACGAAGGCCAGCAGCTGCTTGCCGCTGTTCGCGCGCGTCCTCGCCGGCAGCACCCTGTCGACCAGCCCCATGAAAAAGTCGGCGATGTCGTTAGCCAGGTCCTGGTCATCGACGTCGATGTCGAGGGCGCGCACCTCGCGGGTCTGGATGCAGATCCCGTAGTCAGGCTCGGCCGACCAGTGCTCGACCTGGGTGTCGGTCGCGCGGATCCCCGTCCAGTCGGCGATGCCGGCCACCTGCCGCGCGCCGTTGTAGCGGGAGGGCGTCTTGCCCAGCGCCTTCATCTTGGACTGCGGCGAGATCACCGCGTTCGGGTTGCTGACGACCGGCAGCAGGTCCTCGGTCAGACCGAGGGCGACGTCAAAATGCGCCCACTCTTGGGGCGTTGCTCCATAGTTCACTGCACTCTCCCTTGAACAGCAGTCAGCCCGAGACCAGGTCGCGCAGCCGGCGCGAGAGCAGGTCGGCGCGAGGCACGCCGAACTCGGCCTCGATCTCGATCGCACGCGCCGGCGGGACATAGCCTCGGCGCACCCACTCACTGACGGCCTGCTGTGTGCAGCCCAGCTTCTCTGCCAGGCTCTCCTGCGACCCGGCGGCGGCGACGGCGCGCGCAATGCCTGAAGGGATGTTGTCGGGGTTGGTGGTCACGGCGATGCCTTCTCTTGTGTGAACAGGCGACGAGCCCTACCACAAACGATGCTTGTGACAAGCGCTCACTTTTCGTTTGACACCCCGTCGACGCGGCACTAAAGGTCACAACCGACAGCTTGTTCAGCTGCAGCACAAGGGAGACACAGACATGAGAAACCTACGCCGAGTGGCGCGGGCTGTGACGGAGGCGGTCGTGCTGATCGCCTTCTTCGGCAGCCTCGCCGTGATCCTCGCCCTCCTGACGGAGGCGACGCAATGATCGGCCGCCAGAAATACACCCGCGCCGACTTCGCCCACACCACCGGCGTCAGGTTTCTCGTTGAGATGGTGGTCGACGACAGCGCGCCTCTGTTCGATGGCCACCTCATCGCGGCGCTCCCCGGCGGTAAAAGGCGCGGGGCCATCAGGTACTTGGACATCGTCGCCATCCTGCCGCAGGAGATCGGCGTCGGGGACACCGTGATCCACCACAGCAAGGCCCTCGGCACGGTACGCACGGTCGACGACGGGTATCTCGCCGTCGTTCACACTCTCGCCGACGGGGGTAGCGTCCGATACTGGTGGCCCGCCGCTAACTGCACTCTCGTGAGGAAAGCCCAAACGACCGGCCGCACCCCTCTCGCCCGCCGCGACTTCGTCGGCACCAACGGTCGCAAGGTCCTGGTCGAGGCGGTAATCAACTGCACAGACCCCGAGAACGGAGACTTCGTCATTATCAGGGCCACCGACGACGACGGTGACGACAACTCCTTCATCGTCGCCCACCATGACGTGGTCGAGATCCTGCCCGAAGACCGCCGCATCGTCGAGAAGGCCAAGCCGTGACCGAGCGAGACACCCCTTACCAGCGCGGGCTGCAGGCCGAGGTAAACGTCCTGCGCCGCAGCATGAACACCATGCACACCCAGCACGTCGCCCACGAGACCTGGGCGTTCACGACGATCGCCCGTCTCCACCTGGCCCTCGGGCTGGCCTTCGTGCTTCTCGCCTTCACCCTCGGCGTGGCGCTCTTCGCGCTGCTCCGCACCATCTGAAAAGGACTGCCGACCATGAGACCGCAAGCCGACTACTACAGCCCCGCCCAGCTGCGCGTTGACGCCGCCACGCTCTACCGCGTCGCCGCCATCTACGACGCCGACGGGCACAAGGGTGCCGCCGACAAGGCCCGCGAACGCGCCGCCGAGAAGGACCGCATCGCAAACGAGACCGAGGCGGCCCGCGAGGCGGAGACCCCCGACTTCGCGCGCGCCGTCTGATGTGGCCGAAGCACCGCCTCCTGGCTTCCTCTTCGCACGACCTGTTGTCGGTGATCCTCACCCTCGACAGGCCTGCGGAGGGGTCGCTGGCCTCCGAGGGCTACGTCAGCGACACCCCCGTCGTCGACGAGCTGACGGGCAAGGCCCTCGCCCGCGCCATCGAGACCGCCCGCCGGGCCAACATCGAGAAGGTCGGCATCCCCGACCGCTTCCTTCACTCGGCCGCGCGATCCCGCGCCGCCGCCACTAACGGAGAGACCCAACACCATGTCGCTTGAAGCCGCTATCCTCGAGCACGCCGCAGCCGTGCGCGAGCTGGCCGCCGCCCTCACCGGCCGCGCCCAGACCGCCCCGCCCGACGCCGCCCCGAACACGGGCACCGCCAAGCCGATCGCCGGCAAGGCGACGGGCAAGGCCTCGGCCAAGACCACCGAGCCGGAGACCAAGGCCGCCGAGCCTGAAGCCCAGGCCGAGCCGGAGACCCCCGACGAGGGCGAGGCCGGTGTCGCCGCGCCTGACGTCTCTGTCGACGAGGCCGCCGCCAAGGTCACGGCCCTGGTCGGTGCCGGCCACCGCCCCGCCGTCGTCGCCCTGCTCGCCAAGTACGACGCCAAGCGCGTCAGCGAGATCGACGCCGGCAAGCTGGCCGCGTTCTTCGGCGAGCTGGGAGACATCGGCTGATGTCGGAAGGTCACGCCCTTCTCTCTGCCTCCGGCAGCGCGAAGTGGCTGGCCTGCGCGGGATCTCTCGCCCTCGAGGCGGGGATCCCCAACAGGTCCAGCTCCTACGCTGACGAAGGCACAGCGGCCCACACCCTGGCCGCCTGGTGTCTGGAGAGCGACACCTCACCTGACCCCGAAGCGTTCCGTGGCCGTCGCATCGACGTCGAAGGCCGCGCCACGTTCGAGGTGAACGACGAGCTGATCGAGCACGTCGGCACCTACGTCAACAACGTGCTCGCCTGCGCCGAGGGCCACACCCTGCTCGTCGAGCAGCGCGTGGACTACAGCGAGAGCATCGGTCAGCCCGACGCCTTCGGGACCAGCGACGCGATCGTCATCACCTCCGACGGCGAGCTGCAGGTCCACGACCTGAAGTTCGGCAGGGGTGAGCGGGTCGACGCCGAGGAGAACACCCAGCTGATGCTCTACGCCATCGGCGCGGTCGAGACCTTCGAGCTGGCCTTCGACTTCGATCGCGTGCGGCTGTTCATCCACCAGCCGCGCCTCGGCCACCTGTCCGAGTGGGGTTGCTCCCTCGACGAGCTGCGGTCGTTCAAGACCAAGGCCCGTATCGCCGCCAAGCTGGCGACCGACCTGCTGTCCTCGGGCGACCCCGCCCAGTACCTGCAGCCGGGCGAGAAGCAATGCCGCTGGTGCCGTGCCAAGGCCACCTGCCCGGCCCTCGCCGCTGACGTGCGGGCGACCGTCCACATGAACAGCGCCACGCCCGACGACTTCGAGGACCTGACCGTGCAGGACACTGATCTGATGAAGGTCTACAACACCAACGCCCTCGCTGGGGCGATGGCCAAGGTCGACCTGATCGAGCAGTGGTGCAAGGCCATCCGTGGTGAGGTCGAGGCGCGCCTCGTCGAGGGCAAGCCGGTCCCCGGCTACAAGCTCGTCGCCGGCCGCAAGGGCGCTCGCTCCTGGTCCGACAAGGCCGAGGCCGAGGCGCAGCTCAAGGGCTTCCGCCTCAAGGTCGAGGAGATGTACGACCTGTCGCTGATCTCGCCGACCACCGCCGAGAAGCTGGCGAAGGCCGGGACCATTGGCCCCCGCCAATGGGCCAAGGCTCAGCCGCTGATCACCCAGTCCGACGGCAAGCCGTCGGTCGCCCCCGAAGACGACAAGCGCCCGGCGATCACCGTCGCCGCGCAGCCGGACGACTTCGAGGATCTCGGTGCGGAGGATCTGGTCTGATGGTCCTCGCCACCAACATCCTGTTCGGCCTCGTGCTGGTGCCGCTGCTGATCGTGATGGTCATCGTCACCTTGGCCATCGGCCTCTTCATCGCCGACGCCCTGACTTTGCTGGTGTCGGCGGCGTGGGGCTTCCTGCGCGGCAGGAGGACCTAGATGGCCCTGCGTCAGGGAGAGCTGCCGCCTGACGCAGGGGCACGCCTACGGGCGGCAGCAGCGGAGCCGGACCCGCGCAAGCGCCGGATCGCAATCGACAAGGCCTCGGCATGGGTCAAGGCCACCTACCCCGAACTGTTCAGAAAAGAGAACAACATGAAGATCACCCTCACCAACGTCCGCATCGCCTTCCCGTCGCTGTTCGAGCCGAGCAGCATCGACGGCGGCGACCCGAAGTACAGCGTCAAGATCATCATCGACCCGGCCGACAAGGCGAACATCGCCAAGATCGCCGAGGCCGAGAAGTCCGCCGCCACCGAGAAGTGGAAGGACAAGGCCCAGAAGTACCTGGACCTGATGGCCCGCACCGGCCGCAAGCCCGACACCTTCTACGTCGCCGAGCCGTACAAGAGCCGCGAGGGCGAGCCCTACGCCGGCTTCGAGGGCATGCACTACGCCTCGGCCCTGTCGGCCACCCGCCCGCTGATCATCGACCGCGACAAGTCGCCGCTGATCGCAGCTGACGGCAAGCCCTACGGCGGCGCGATCTGCAACGTGCAGGTCGAGGTTTACGCCCAGGACAACAGCTTCGGCCGGGGGATCCGCGCCCAGCTCAAGGGCGTCCAGTTCGTGAAGGACGCCCCGGCCTTCAGCGGCGGCGCGCCGGCCAACCTCGACGACTTCGACGACCTGTCGGTCGAGGACGAGGGAGACCTGGTCTAGTGCCCGGCGTCGGGCACAACAGTGGGGAGGAGCAATCCTCCCCCGAGGTCCTCTCCGGCTCCGCGCAGGGCCAGCTCCGCTCGCTCGTCGAGCGGATCCAGCGCCTCGAGGAGGACAAAGCCGGCGTGATGCTGGACATCAAGGAAGTCTACGCCGAGGCCAAGGGTAACGGCTTCGACACGAAGATCCTTCGCAAGATGATCCGCCTCGCCAAGATGGACCGCGCCAAGCGCCAGGAAGAGGAAGCCCTCCTCGACCTGTATATGTCCGCAGCCGACCTGCTGTAGGACGGGAGAACAACATGGACGAGAAGCCGAAGATCGCTGGATACCGCCAGCTCAACGACGAGGAACTCGCCCTGATCAACGAGATCAAGGCGAAGGCCGAGGAAGTCGGAGCGCTGGTCGATCGCCTCAAGCGCCACGACCTGGTCACCCCGCGCTGGGTGAGCGTCGGCCAGACCGACCTGCAGACCGGGTTCATGGCGCTGGTCCGCTCCGTCGCCAAGCCTGAAACCTTCTAACCTCAAAGCCCCCGGCTGCGCGCCGGGGGCACCTCTCGGGAGAGACCAACATGAGCCGCATGCTGCCAAAGAAATTGACCGACGAGCTTGACCGGCTACCCGTCCCTTGGGAGCTGGAGCACGGGACCAAGCACGCCCGCGTGCGCGCCGCCGGGCGCGTCGTCATGGTCGTCTCGCACGGCCGACAGTACGAGCAGGGCCGCGAGTTGCAGAACAACATCGCCTCCGTCCGCCGCTTCGCTCGGGGGCTGCAGGCGTGACGACCCTCTACTTCGACACCGAGACCTACTGCGAGACGCCGATCAAGCACGGCGTCCACCGCTACAGCGAGACCGTCGAGATCATGATCGCGACCTGGGCCGTGGACGACGGCCCGGTGCAGACCCACGACTTCACCGAGGACCCCGTCCTGCCGGCGGAGCTGTGCCGGCTGCTCCCCGATCGGTCGGTGCGCAAGGTGATCCAGAACAGCGGCTTCGACCGCACCGTCGTGCGCCTGGCATGGGGCATCGAGATCCCGCCGGAGACCATCGAGGACACGATGATCCGCGCCCTGTCGCACGGGCTGCCGGGCGGGCTGGACAAGCTCTGCTCCGCCCTCGGGGTGTCGAGCGACCAGGCCAAGGACAAGGCCGGCAAGGCCCTGATCCAGCTGTTCTGCAAGCCCAGCCCGAAGAACAGCAAGACCCGCCGCGCGACGCGCTTCACCCACCCTGTCGAGTGGCAGCGCTTCCTCGACTACGCCGGCAGCGACATCACGGCGATGCGTGTCATCGACCGCAAGCTCCCCCACTGGAACTACAACATCGAGGCGCGGACGAACGAGGGGATCACCGAGCATGCGCTCTGGTGCCTCGACCAGCGGATCAACGATCGCGGCGTCGCCGTCGACTTGGAGCTGGCCCAGGCCGCCCTCGAAGCGGTCGACGCCGAGCAGGCCCGGCTGAAGACGCGCACCCGCGAGCTGACCAACGAAGAGGTGCAGAGCGCCCGGCAACGCGACGCCATGCTCAAGCACCTGCTGGCGGAGTACGGCATCGACCTGCCCGACCTGCGCGGCTCGACCATCGAGCAGGCGATGCAGGACCCGGAGATGTCCGACCCCGTGCGCGAGCTGCTGGCCATCCGGCTGGCGGCCAGCACCAGCTCGACCACCAAGTACAAGGCCCTGCTCAACGCCGCCAGCAACGACGCCCGGCTGCGCGGCACCCTGCAGTTCTGCGGCGCGTCCCGCACCGGGCGCTGGGCCGGGCGTCTGTTCCAGCCGCAGAACCTGCCGCGCGTGCCCAAGCACCTCAAGAAACAGATCGAGCCGGGCATCGCCGCGATCAAGGCGGGCAGCGTCGACCTGATCTACGACGTGATGGAGCTGGCCAGCGCCGCGATCCGGGGGTGCATCGTCGCCCCCGAAGGGCGCAAGCTGGTCGTCGCCGACCTGGCCAACATCGAGGGCCGCACGCTGGCGTGGCTGGCCGGCGAGCAGTGGAAGCTCGACGCCTTCGCCAACGACGACGACCTGTACATCCTCGGCTACTCCCTGTCGTTCGGGGTGCCCATCGAGCAGGTCATCGCCGACACGGCAGCCGGCGGCACCATGCGCCTGATCGGCAAGGTGCAGGAGCTGGCGCTCGGCTATCAGGGCGCGGTCGGTGCCTTCGGCTCGATGGCGTCGCTGTACGGCGTCGACCTGCCCGAGGAGCAGATCCTGCGCATCGTCAAGGGCTGGCGCAAGGCGAACGCCAACATCGTCAGCTTCTGGTACGAGCTTGAACGCACGGCCCTGCGGGCGGTCGAGAACCCCGGCGTGACCTTCGACTGCCGCAAGCTGCGCCTGCGCCGCGAGGGGGCTTGGCTGCGCATCATCCTGCCCAGCGGCCGATCGGTCTGCTACCCCGGCATCCGCGCCGACGAGGGCGGCAAGCTCTCCTACATGGGCGTCGACCAGTACACCCGCCGCTTCGGCCGCATCAGGACCTACGGCGGCAAGCTGGCCGAGAACGTCAACCAAGCCCTGGCCCGCGACGTGCTGGCCTACAACATGCCCCTCGTCGAGGAGGCGGGCTACGAGATCGTGCTGTCGGTCCACGATGAGCTGATCACGGAGACCCTTGACGACGCTGCGTTCACAAGCGATAGGTTGTGTGCGTTGATGTCGACGCCGCCGCCGTGGGCCGAGGGGCTTCCCCTCTCCGCTGGCGGGTTCGAGGCCTACCGCTACAGGAAAGAGTGATGACCCCCGAAGGAAAGGTCGAGGCGCACCTGAAGCGCCGCGTCAAGGAGCTGGGCGGCGAGGTGCGCAAGCTGGCGTGGATCGGCAGGGCGAACGCCCCCGACCGGCTGGTGATGCTGCCTCTCGGTGCTTGGGCCGCTCCCCGCTCGTCCGCCCATCCGCTCGTCGAGCTGAAGGCTCCCGGCGTCAAGCCCTCCGCCGCCCAGCTCCGCGAGCATGCGCGCCTGCGCGACGCGGGCTTCTTCGTCCTGGTCCTCGACAGCGTCGAGGCTGTTGATAACTGGATTGGAACCCTATGATGATCGTTGAACACAAGCGCCTGACCAAGGCCAACCCCTCTTTCGGATCCCGCCAAGGCGAGGACTGGTGGGTCAGCATGGAGCTGTCGGCGGCCTTCGCCCCCGGCTTCTCCACCAGCGGCATCTACCCGTCCCGCGACAAGGCGACCGGCGAGAAGACCCTGGTGTTCGCGCTGCCGCTCGTCCTGCCCCTGTTCTTCAGGGACCCCAACGTCTTCACTTCGGACCTCGACCTGACGGAGGACTTCTGGTGAGGCCCAGCACCAAGCGCCGCGCCGAGCGCATCATCGCTGTCTGCGCAGCCGAGGCCAACGTGCCGGCCGCAGCGATCACCGGCAACTCCCGCAGGGCGTCGTTCATCCCCGCCCGCCGGAAGGCGGCGTGGGAGCTGCGCTACGGCCTCGGCCTGACCTACACCGAGGTCGGCAAGCTGCTCGGAGGGCGCGATCACTCGACCGCCTACGACAGCGCGGCCAAGCACCAGCGCCTGATCGACAGCGGCGAGGCTGTGCCCCTCGGCCTGGGCCCCGTGCCCAAGGTCTCGGAGGAGCTGGCCGATCGGCTGCGCGCCGCCTTCGCCCGCCAGTGCGCCACCGAGGTCTATTCGATCCTGTACCCCCACCGGGAGCTGACCATCCTGGCGCTGCGCAGCAGCGGGCTCGACGCATGAGCCAGCCCTTCATCCCTCGGGACTTCCAGCTCGAGATCATCGAGCACCAGCTGGAGCTGGAGCGCGGGGCGACGTTCGCCGGCATGGGCACCGGCAAGACGTCGTCGACCCTGACGGCGCTGGACGCCATCCAGCTCGGCAAGGACGGCCGGCCGGGGATCGTCTTCGCTCCCCTGCGGGTGGCGCAGTCGACGTGGCCCGCCGAGGCAGCGAAGTGGGACCACCTCTCCGGTATGCAGGTCACGCCGATCGTCGGCAACGCCGAGACCCGGCACCGCCTGCTGTTCGGTGAGCTGAAGAAAGGCAACACCGGGCTGTTCACCACGAACTACGAGAACGCCGCCTGGCTGGTCGAGACCCTGGCCGCCGCCGGCGCGGGCTGGCCGTTCGGATCCGTGATCGCCGACGAGAGCACCAAGCTCAAGGGCTTCCGCCTCCGGCAGGGGACCAAGCGCGCGCGGGCCCTCGGCCGCATCGCCCACGCCAAGGCGTCGCGGTGGGTCAACCTGACCGGCACCCCCGCGCCGAACGGGCTGAAGGATCTCTGGGGCCAGACCTGGTTCCTCGACGCCGGCCAGCGCCTCGGCCGCACCTACGACAGCTTCTCGCAACGGTGGTTCCGCACCGGGTTCAACGGCTACGGCATGGACCCCATGCCCCACGCCCAGGCCGAGATCGAGCGCCTGCTGTCCGACATCTGCCTGACGATCATGAACGGGCTGGGCGTGGACGAGCCGGTCGTCAACACCATCTACGTCGACCTCCCGTCGCGGGCGCGCCGGCTCTATGACGACATGGAGCGCGACATGTACGCCGACATCGCCGGCACCGGGGTTGAGGCCTTCAGCGCCGGGTCCAAGACGATGAAGTGCCGGCAGCTGGCCAGCGGCGCGATCTACACCGACGACGAGGGGACCTGGCAGGAAGTCCACGACGAGAAGCTGCAGGCCCTCGAGGACGTCATCGAGGAGGCCGCCGGCATGCCGGTGCTGGTCGCCTACTATTTCAAGTCGGACCTGGCGCGGCTGACCAAGGCGTTCCCGAAGGCGCGCCACCTGGACACCAACCCCAAGACCATCGAGGACTGGAACGCGGGCAAGATCCCGGTCCTGCTCGCCCACCCGGCCAGCGCCGGCCACGGCCTGAACCTTCAGGACGGCGGCAACATCCTGGCCTTCTTCTCGGTGGACTGGGACCTGGAGCTGCACGACCAGATCATCGAGCGCATCGGCCCCGCCCGGCAGAAACAGTCGGGCCACGACCGCCCGGTCTTCATCCACTACATCCTCGCCCGCGACACCGTCGAAGACGTGGTCCGCGATCGGCTCACCTCCAAGCGCAACGTGCAGGACCTGCTGCTCGAAGCCATGCAACGAAAAGGAATAGCCTGATGCTCAACGCTTTCCAGCTGCTCGCCGAAGGCCTCGACGCCCAGCCTGCGCTCGACGCCCTGTCCCGCCACCCCGCGCTCTGGGACGTGATGACGGAGCGGCAGGACTTCCCCGGCAGCCCGCACGCCGCGACGCGGTGCATCGTGGTGCGGGGCCCGACCGAGCTGACGCCGGAGGCGGCGTTCAACGAGATCCCGGCGGTCCCCTACATGCCGGCGTTCCAGCTGCTGTCGGGCGCGATCGCTCCGCTGATCGGGGAGCTGGCCTTCCGCGCCGCGATCGCCGGCGGCGATCCCTTCGGCCGGGTGATGGTGGTCGAGCTGGCCCCGCACGCGCACGTCTCTGCGCACCGCGACGAGGGGGCCTACGCCAAACACTACTCCCGCTTCCACATCGTGCTGTCGGGCGAGTGCGCCTTCACTTGCGGCGAGGACACCGTGCGGATGTCCCCCGGCGAGATCTGGTGGTTCGACCATCGGCAGGTCCACGAGGTGTGGAACCCGAAGGCGGAGCCCAGGATCCATCTGATCGTGGACGCGGTCTCCCCCTACTTCGAGGTCGATCAGCGGGGGGCTTGACCGTTCCCCGTGTATCTGTATGTTCCGAGGCGGCATCTCTCCCAAGTGTGCCCCCTGTGTCTGAACAGCACCTGACGCCCCCGCCCTAGCCGGCGGGGGCGTTTTGCTAACGGCGCTTCACGGCGTCGGCGAGGGTGGGCGCGATCTTCTCGACCGACCGGCCAATGACGTAGCCGCCCAGGCCCAGCTGCACGATGTCCCACAGCTTCAGCACCTCGGCCTCGGAGAGGTTCGGCGCGGACCAGCCCAGCCAGCGGGCGACGATGAGGCCGCCGAAGACCAACATGAGGATCGGCCGCCAGCTGACGGCGAGGAAGTTGCCGGAGCCCATCTCCGCCTCGATCACGCTGGCGCGCGCCTTGGCGATGTCGGTGTCGGCCGCGAGCAGAGCCAGCTCACCGGACTGGTGCAGCTTCAGCAGCTCGAGCTTGGCCTCGGCCGCAGCCTTCGGGTCAGGGATGACCCGGTCGAGCACCTTGCCACCGATGTCGATGACGGAGGAGAGAAGGTCGAAGGCCATCTAGCCCTCCTGCTGTTGGGAAAACTTCTTGCCCAGCTCGAAGTGCGGGCTGTCGGTCTCGCCCCTCTCCTTGGGGTTTCCGTCCTGGTCCCAGTCCGCGCCCCACCGGATCGGGATGCGCAGCCGGCGGCCCGCCTCGAAGATGGCGTCGGCCATGAGCACGAACGGGTCGCCGTTCGGTCCCTTGGTCGACCAGTCGTAGGGCGCGGGCAGGGCGTCGAACGCCTCGCCGAAGCCCGTCGCCAGGTTGACGAAGTGGTTGCTGTTCAGGGTCCAGGTCACCACCTTGCCGGGTTTCGTCCGACCTTGGGCGTACAGCTCCTTCTGGCGCGCGCGGGTGCGGACGCCCTCGAGGACCATGAAGTCGACCGGGCTGATGGTGATGGCCAGATCGTGGGAGTAGGCCAGGTTGGCGGTGTCGAACTCCGAGACCCCGCCGCGCGTCACGGTGCAGCGGAGGATGGCGTCGGTGAAATAGTCCGCAGGCGCGCCGGCCTCGACGGTGCAGGACGCCGTGCCCTGCCCCGACACGATGCTCCACGCGCCGCCGCTCTCCTCGTAGTCGAAGGACCAGAGGTATGTGATGGTGCCCGCGCCGCCGACCACCGTGGCCGTCACCGGGAGGAAGGTGTAGGTGAAGGCCGTGTCGCCGGCGGACTGGTCTTCCGACAGCTCGACCGTGAACGACCCGCCCCCGGAGGCCAGCAAGAGGCCCAGAGCGCCGGGCACTACGACACCCCCGCGCCGCTGATGAACCAGGTGTCGGTGGCGACCTTGATCAGCGTGGCCAGGCCCTTCGTGGCCAGCGTGCGGTTGCCGGTGTTCGTCGTCCCCGCCTGCAGCATCGTGATGCCGGTGGTCGAGATCGTGATGGCGGTCGTGCCGTTGTTGATCAGTGTCACCACGGTCCCGATCGGGAAAGCGATCGAGGCGTTGGTCGGGACCGTCACGGTCTGCGCGCCGCTGTTGGCCGAGTAGACGTGGCGGCCGGCGTCGACCAGGGCCAGCGTGTAGTTGCTGTTCTGGGCGTTCTGCGGCACGCCGCGATAGCCGACGGAGAGCGTGCTGGTCGGGGCCAAGGCGGAGCCGAAGGCGGCGTCGGACGTGAAGCTCGTGACCCCGGCGACGGTGAGGCCAGCCTCCAGCGCCACGGCACCCGTGGACCGGGTGACGGTGATGGCCGCCCCCAGGAGCGAGCCCGCGTCGCTGTAGCGGTTCAGGACAAAGTTGCTGCCAGCGTTGCTGCCACCTTCGGCCGTGGTGTTGGCCGCCAGCAGCCAGCGCACCGACCCCGCCGTGCGGATCGAGAACCCGCGCAGCGACGCCGCAGCGCCGTTGACGATCGACGTGCCGGTGGCCTGCAGGGTGCCGGAGGCGGAGGCGTTGCCGGACCCGTCCCACGAAGGCGCGCCCGTCGTCAGCTTCGCCGGCGTCAGGATCCCGTCGGCCACCTTGGCTGCGGAGGACACGCCGCCGTCGGCCACGGTGCCGGAGGGCAGGGCCTGGGCGAAGCGGACGAAGACGCGGTGCCCGTTGGACGGCGCGACCAGGAAGGTCAGCGTCGTGCCGGACAGGGTGAAGTCATCGCCCGGCACCTTCACGACGCCGTTGACGGAGACGTCGAGGTTGTTGATCGACCCCGGATTACTCGACAGGGTGAACGCCGTCTGCGCGCCGGTGCCGGAGAACAGGTCGGCGCTGACACCGCCGTAGGCGATGGCCCCCGCGAGGGTCTCCAGGTCGATGTTGGCGAGGCCCGAGCCGTCCGACGCCCAACCGATCGGGTTGCCGGCCAGGACCGACGGCAGCTCGGTGTCGACGTCTGACGTGGCCGAGACGGTGACCGCCCTGCTGATCGTCTGGGCGACTTGCTGGACCTGGATCGTGACCCGGTCGAAGGCGTCGTTGATGGCCTCGGGGTAGAAGCCGCCGGCGTTCTGCAGGTCCAGCGTCTGCGTCAGCGGCACGTTGGACAGGATGGTCAGGGTGTCGCCCGTCGCGGGCGCGGTGGCGACCGTCACTGTCCCGCCAGGGGACGTGTCCTGGTCAGCGTTGAGCACCGCCGTGAAGGCGGAGCCCAGCGCCAGGTCGGTGTCGACGCCGCCCGACGAGGTGTGGACGACGCGCAGATCGCTGTCGGCGAAGACCTTGAAGGCGAAGCTGAAGGCGACCGTCGCCCCGTTGCCGGCGTAGGGCCCGGCGCGGCGGGTCGTGCTCGTGATGGCCAAGGCGGCGCTCCTCTAACGTCGGCGGAATATGGCCTACCCCCGGCGGGGTAGGCACACCCTATTCGCGGGACTGCGGGCTGGCGGCCCCCGTGATGGCACCGCGCGTGGCGTCGACCGGGCCTTCGGGCTCGATGTCGCCCTCCATCACGTCGACCGCGTAGCTGACCGGCTTGCCGAGCAGCGTGAACGGGATCCCGGTGGCCAGCGTGGCGAGGGCCGCGCTGTCCTTGATGGTCCTGCTCCAGTCGCCCTCGCCCTTGGCGATCTTCGCGACGCCGGCAGGGACGCGGGCGCTGCTCTCGGCCATCGAGACGACGGGCGACAGAGAGACCTTGTCGTCGTAGGGCTTGTCGTTGAAGCCCAGGATCGCGGCGTTGATCGTCGGGCCCAGCACCGGGACCATCGCCAGCAGGTAGCTGGCTTGGCCGCCAAAGAACAGGTGCAGGAAGTCGTCGAGGTAGCCGTCCTCGTCCTCGTCCCCCAGCTCGCCACGGAAGGCCTGGGCGATCATCATCGAGGCGATGGCCGGCACGGCGATGCCGAGGGCCCACACCTCCAGGCCCCGCCCGACGTTCTTGGTCGCCGCAGCCTTGGCGAACTCGGTGCCGTTCAGGTTGGCCTGGCTGATGAAGTAGCCGGCGAACAGCGTCAGCGGCCGGGCCCACGCCGGCCCGGTCTCGAAGCGCGACAGGTCCTCGGGGCTGAAGGACCCCATCGTCGTGCGGACCACGCTGTCGGCGTCAGCCTCCGGCGTCGTGGATCCAGTCTCGACAGCGCGATCGTAGGCCGCCATCCACGCGATCCGGTCGAGGACGTTCTGCAGCGCGGACTGCAGGAACTGGGCGTGCCGGGCGAAGAACTCTTGCGTCTGCTGGTAGGGCGACGGGTTGAGGACGATCTCCTCGATCGCGAGGCGCATGTCCTCCATCTGCCGATCGGCGCGGTTGGCCATGAAGACCGACGCGCCGTCGACGGCGGCGGCGCTGCCCGAAGGGTCGCGCAGGTAGCGCCAGGTCGCCGAGAGCATGTTGCGCTTGCCCGTCCGCAGAGCGGCGGGGGCCAGGCCCGTGATGTTCTGCAGCGTGTTCGACAGGTTGGCGAACAACAGCGCCATGCTGGTGCGCTGGCGCATGATGCGGGCGAGCTTGTCCACCGCAGCGCCCCCGCGACCAGCCGGCGGCAGGGCCGTCATCTGGGTCGCCGAGCGGCGCAGCCACGGCATGAGCAGGTCGGTCATGGCCGTCGGGTCGTTGGCCTTCAGGCCCGTGGCGACCTGCTTCTCCTTCAGGATCCGCAGCACGTCGCTGACCGGCTCGGCCAGGTAGGCGAAGCGCAGCACCTTGTCGATCTGCCGGGGGACGAGGCGCAGATCCAGCGCCATCTTCGTCGCGTACTCCTCCGTCCGGCGTTTGGTGAAGCCGCGCGCCGGGGCGGGGAACAGGGCGGAGCCGCCGCCCAGCAGGTTCTCGGCGTCGGCGCGCAGGGCGGCGTTGTCGTCGCCGACCAGGTTGTCCGGCGCGGCGGCGACGTAGCCGCCCTTGTAGGTGCCGAACGGCGTGGTGACCGGCGCTGCGGTGACCTCGTCGAAGTAGCGGCCGTAGACCGCCCGGTGGGCGCGCTGCGCCTGGGGCTTGATCTTCTCGTGCAGGTCCCACTCGGCCTGGATGAAGTCCCAGTGGGACTTCTTCAGGGTGCCCTCGCGGTGCATGCGGGCCAGGAAGGCGTCCCACCGGGAGGTGTCCAGCTCGCCGTTCTCGTCGATGCGGCCCCAGCCGTAGCCGACCAGGAGCTTGCGCAGGTTGCTGTCGTTGCCGGTGTGGCGCAGAGCGCCCAGCAGCTCGGACAGACCCACGCCGCCGTTGCCCTCGCCGAAGGTGTAGCCGATCTCCGGCGCGGCGATCTTGGCCGGGCGCATGTCGCCCCGGATCTTCTCCAGCTCGGAGACCCACGCCGCCACGGCGTCGGCGTTCGCCGCGCGGTAGAGGTCGGCGGCCTGACTGACCGGGCGGAAGATGAAGGTCTCGAAGCTCCGGCCCTGGAGCATCGCCCACTCCTCGACGCGGCGCAGCAACGCGCGCACGCCGAGGAAGTTGACCTTGCCGCGCTCGGCGTCGGTGACCCCGCGCGTCGCGCCCAGAGCGGCGAACGCCGCCGGCCGCGCAGCCAGGTCCTGCGTCAGTTTGTCGCTGATCTCCTCCAGCTCGACAGCCTTGCCGTCGATCTGGGCCTGCCGCGCGCGGCGCGACAGCGTCCACAGCTGCGCGATCAGGTCGCGCAGGGCCGAGAAGTCATTGAACGCCAGCTCGCCCAGCGGCTTGGCGTTGAGCATCGCGTCGACCAGCATCGGCTCGACCGCCGTGTAGAGGTCGGGGTCGTACTCCTTCAGCATCTGGACGTACTCGCCCGGCGAGCGGCGGGGGGTGCCGACGCCGTAGCGCTCGAGCACGGCGCGGGCGACGTTGACCAGGTCCATGTTGCGGGACCGGGCGACGCTGTCCTCCTTGCCACGGGTGACCCTGCGGAAGAGGTTGTTGCCCTTGTCGACCGTCTCCTTGGCCTCGCGCACGGCCTGGGCGGCGAAGGCGTTGATGATCTGCGCCCGCTTGTGGGACGCGGCCAGCTCGATGTCGCCGGCCTTCATGGCCTTCATGGCGGCGCGCCCGGCCTTGCGCTCGGCAGCGAAGTACCGCTCCTGGCGCAGGTCCTTGATCGCCAGCCGGCCGACGGCCTCGCGGGCGTAGGCGCGCGCCGCGTCGTTCAGGAGCTTGGGCTTGCCGGTGGCCTTGGCCAGGGCGTTGTACTCGGCGGCCAGGACGCGCATCCGCAGGTCGTTGTGGATCGCGTTGAGCGCCGCAGCCTCGACCTCGGCCGGGTCGGTCAGGTCGCCGTAGCGCTCGAGCACGCGCTGGTCGGTGAGGCCCTCGATCTTCTCGGCCGCAGGCTCCGCCGTCAGCAGCTCGCGAAGCATCGCATCGCCGGACGGGAAGCCAAAGCGCTCGGCGACGATGTCGTGGTGGATCCCGGTGTTGGCCAGCATGCCGCCCTTGCCGTAGCCCAGCCGCGCGTAGTCGACGCTCGGGTTGCCCTCGTAGATCTCCTTGATGGCGGGCAGCGAGAGCTTGCCGCTGTCGGCCGGCGTGCCGTCGCTGTTCAGCTCCGGGCCCGTCAGGAAGGCGCGGGCCTGGTTGACCGGCTCGGCCATCACCTCGGCCTCGACCTCGGCGCGCACGGCGGCCCGCTTGTCGGCACCCTCGCGCTGCAGCTTGCGCAGCGACCGAGAGCGGGCGTTGGCCAGCCACTTCATGTCCCGCACCGCGCGGGTCTGCAGCTCGTCGGTGCCTTCCTGCGTCGCCGCCACGCCGAGCCGCTGGTAGCTCAGCCACTCGTCGTCCGTCATGCCGGGGAGCTTGTTCTCCAGCAGCGGGGCGAAGGCCGCGCTCTGCTCGGCCAGAGCGATCTCCTCGGAGGAGGCGACCAGCCGGTCCATGACGCCGCGCACCTCGTCGGTCAGCTCGACGTTCAGGCGCGTGATGTCGCGGTAGACCGCCTTCAGCCAGGCGGAGAACCTCTGGAACAGGCCGCGCAGACGGGTGGTCGGGGCCTTGCCTTCCATCAGGTAGGCCTCGAACCCACGGGCGAACTGCTCGTGGTAGCCGCGCCGCTGGTTCAGCGACATGGCGTTCCAGACGTCGATCGCGGTGCGGCCGGCGGGCAGGTCGGTGTCGACGCCGGGGGCGGTGTCGTCCTGGGCCAGGTACTCGCTGGCCAGCTCGGGAGCCGTGGCCACCCACGACGGCGCGTCGGCCGCGATCAACCCGTTGAGGCGCGCGTAGTCGATCGCCTTGAAGCGGTCGAGCACCTTGCCCGTCTCGGTGACGAAGACGCGGTTGTCGCCGTCGAGGACAGCGCGCGGCCGATCGGCCTCGGGGATCAGCGGCGCGGCGTCGAAGTGCGACCCGCCGAGAGGGGCGCGGTAGAGTTTGCCCTTGTACCGGATCGCCGGGGTCAGCGACGCTTTAGGCTGCGCCAGCGACATCGCCGCGCCGGAGAGCTTGCCCTCGCGCGAGACGAAGACCCCGTCCTCGCGGTTGCGCACGATGAACTCGGACTGCCCGGCGCGATCGGAGGCCCACACGACTTCGTCGAGAGGGATGTCCGCCGTGATGACGTACTGCCGCCCTTTCTCCAGCTCGGCGTTGTGCTCGCGCCTGTCGTCGTTCTTGCCTTCGAGGTAAGCGCGAACGCTATCGGTGTCCGTGACGACGTCGCCGTTGGCCAGGGTAATGTTGATGCTCTTGCCAGAGACCCGCTTGCCTTCGATGTTGGTAAGTTCCCAGGCCTCCTCGACAAGCGACACATACTTGTTGATCCGCACGCTGCGGTTCTGCTCGAACTCTTGCTCGAAGGCCGAGATCTCTTCTTCGGTGTACAGCACCTGGTCTTCGCCGCGCCCGTCGCGCGCCAGGTAGTCGACGAACTTGGGGTCGGTCGACCACGACAGCACGTTGCGGGAGCCGTCCGCGCCGGCGGACATATTGACGGACCCATCCCTGCCGTCCTGCACCGGCCACTGCATCCGGTACAGGCGCACGGTGTCGCCGAACTTGGCGCGCAGCGCCTCGCGCACCGGCGAGAAGGCCGCGTCGATCTCGCGGCGGGTCGTCTGGCCCTCCGCGCTGGGCGACGCGCTGTAGGCGTCCTCCAGCGGCCGGGCGTTCATCAGCCCGAAGGAAGCCCCGTCAGGATCGTCGACGGTGCCCGGCGCGACGCCGATGAAGCCGTCGATAGCGCGGGCCGCCGCGCCGCCCAGCTCCTTGTCGGCGGTGTTGGTCAGGTCGCGGATGCCCTCCTCGCGGAAGGCTCGGGCCAGCGCGGTGCCGCCGTCAGCGGCGTACCCGACCGGCGTCGAGCCGGTGATGCCGAACCAGGCCAGCACCGCCTCGAAGTCCGCCTTGACGTCGGCCGGGGCGTCGGGGGCGGAGGCCATGCGGCCAAGCGTCTCCAGGTGCCAGTGGCCCATCTCGTGCAGGAAGGTCGACAGGTTCGCCGTGCGCAGCAGCGAGATGGTGTTGGTCGACGGCGTGAACGTCCCCCGGTTCTCTTGGAACAAGGGGAAGCCGCCGGTGGCCGCCTCGGCGAGCTGCGGCGTGATGTCGAAGCCGAAGTTGGCGGGCTTCTCGTAGACCACCTCGACCTTGAGGTCCTTTTCCAGCGCGATCAGCTTCTCGCGCATTTCCGCCCACTCACGCCAGAGAGGGATGGCGGCTTCCAGCTCGTCGGCCTGCTCCAGGTAGCGCTTCTGCACCTCGGCGGCCTGGTCCGGCGTGAAGCTCTCAGGCGGCACGGCAGCGCGCAGCTCGGCTGCGCGGCGCGTCAGCTCCGCCTCGCCGTTGAGGGGGTCGCGCAGGCTCAGCCGGCGCAGCTCTTGGGTTACCAGACCAAGCTCGTATTTCAGCTCGCGGACAGCAGGCGGCGCGGACAGGGGCGTCGCGACCTTGTCGTTGACCCCCTTCAGCCGGACGTTCTGCTCGGCCTTGATGCCGTACTTCTTGAGCAGCGCGTTGGTGGTGTTGACCAGGTTGCGCTCGTAGAACCAGCTCCCGTCGCCGCCGGTCTTGCCGCCGTTCTGCTGGTCGCCGTTGATCCACGCGATCTTGGTGAAGCCGTTGTCGACGGCGTAGCGGATCATCCGCTTCATCACCAACGTCGACCAGGTCTTGCGGAACGGCACGTCGTTGACGCCGCCCTGCAGCGCGTTCATCTTGACCTCGGCCTCGTGCATGCGCAGGCGGATCGCCTCGTAGGCGTCGCGCGTGGCCACGACGTCGGCGGTCGACTGCTCTCCGTAGCGCAGCTCGAAGGGCAGAGCGCGGTTGGCTTGGTACTGCCCGATCAGACCCGCGCGCAGGTCGGCCAGAGCGTCCATCGCTCTCCGCATGCGAACGCCGGCACGGAGGGCGTCGTCAGTGAGGGGGGACACGTTGGCCTGGGCGCGCAGCTCGACAATGCGCTCCGTGGCCATCGCCTTAAACGCATCCTCGTAGGCGTCAGCGGCGGCGAACAGGCCGCGCGTCGCTTCGTTGAACGCCTCCCGAGCTTCGGCGATCGCCTCGGGCGTGGCATCGGACTTAAACCCTTGCTTCTCGCCGGCCGCGACCCAGTCGTTCTGCATCTCGTCGAAGAACAGCACGCGCTCGCCAACGGGCGAGCGGCGCTCCGTGAAGCGCACGTGAGGCCCGACGTTGCTGGTAGACCAGTGGGTCTCCGGCCCGTCGATATGCGGGAAGCGGAACAGCAGCTCCTTGTAGGTGTCCTCCGCGCCCGGCAGCGTGTAGTCGTCGAACTCGGTCGGGCGGGTCTGGTTGCGCCAGGATCCGGCGAGCAGATCGTCGACCACCACCTCGGGCCAAGTGTCGTCGGTCAGCGTTCCGTCGGCCCAAAGAGACTGGAACTGGCGGGAGGAGCGCACATACCTGTCCGCTCTGCCGTCGTCTCCCAGCTCGGTGATCATCGCATCGCGGTCTCGGGTGCTGCTGACGAAAGCGTTGATGACCTCCGGCGAGTAGAAGACGCTGTTGGTGTTCAGTGCCAGCTGGGACTGCAGCACCTCCTCGATCACGATGCCCTTGTCGTCGAGGAACGCAAGCACGCCCTCGCGCTCGACCGGGCCGCCGGCCAGCTCGAGCCACTCGCGCAGCCCCGTCCAGTCGATCTCCTCCTGCTTGACGCCGGGGGTCTTGGACAGCGTGGCCAGCCACTGGGCGGCCGAGGCGCGCTTGGTCGGGTTGTTCTCTACGGCGCGCCGCAGCGCGCTGTAGAACGGCGGGGCGTCTACCTCTTGGGCGTAGGAGCCGCCTTGGCCCTGTCCGTCAGCCAGTTGGCCAGGTCCTGCTCGTTCTGCGCCGGATCCCCGTCCACCTTGTCCAGAAGATCCCAGTCGATCTGCGACGAGGGCTCGGGCGGCGTTTGCGTAGTCGGGGGCGTCGTCGTCTTCATAGCTGCGGACCTCCTGTCCAGCGGGCTTCTTCGCGCTCTCGTAGAGCAGCTTTTCAGGATACCACAGCAGCGCCTGCAAGTCCGCCATCGTCAGGCTCTGCATGCCCTCCTTCTCTCGGAGCCGGGCGAGGGCGGCGCGGAACACCTTGCGCAAGAACGTCCGCTCGCGAGCGCCCGCAGGCTGCTCGACCTGGCCGTCAAGGTACTTCGCCAGACCATTCCCGAGGAGCCGCAACCTCTCACCGCCGGGCAGGGCGTTGATGGCGTCGCGCCACGCCGGCTTCTGCGACCGTTTCGTCGTCTCCCAAGCCAGCGCGTCAATCTGCGCCTCGGTCATGCGCGCCGCAGGCGGCGAGGCGCTGCCCGCGTAGAGCTTGGCCAACGCTCCGCGCTCCGCAGGCGACAAGGCCGCCAGCAGGGCTTTGATGTTGGCGCGCCCCTTCTTTTCCATCGCGGGGTTCTTGGCGATGAGCGTGCCGCGCCAGCGGCCCACCGTCCGCACCAACCACCTGTCCATCGTCAAGGCGTCGAAGTGGCCGTAGAGGTTGGAGAAGAACCCATTGCCGATCTTGGGGCCGAGGATGGCGGCCCCCCGCACGACCTCGGACTTGCCCTCGCCCGAGACCTCGAAGCCGGTAAGGGCCTCGATTTTCTTGACCGTGTGCTCGCCCACCATGAAGTCTCGGGCGGCCTCCCACGACCCAAACTGTTCGACGATGTTGGCGAAGTTCGCCAGGCCGTTGTTGATTGCCCCGGCGGCCTCCCCGATCCCGATGCCGGCGGGGAACGCTCCCGTCTCCCGCCAGCTATCGTAGGCCTTCGCCGCCAGCTCGAAGTTCTTGTTGACCTTCAGCCCGTTCGACGTGACGGCCAGCGCCCAGACGAAGGCGAACTTCGACTGCGGGTCAGTGGCGATTTCCGGGTAGAGTTTCGCCAGCTCGTCGAGGGCGGCGGTGACCACTTTGTCATACCAGCCGATGGCGTTCTGGTTGTCCTGCGCCGCCTCCAGCGCATCCTCGACAGCGAAGTCCGCGAGACGTTCGGCGGTGGCGTCATCCAGTCCCCGCAGGTCAACACCCTGCTCCGCTTGCGCAGCCAGCGAGCGCTCCTGCAGCGCGACCTTGAAGTCCCGCCCCTTCTTGAATCGCGGGCCACGACGGACGCCGCAGCAAGGTTGTTGGCGAGGCCAACCCCCGTCGTCTCCCCCTCGCCCTGCGGCACGCGGCGCTCGGCTTGGGCGTAGCTGCCCTCGGGGACGGGCTCGATCAGCCGGTCCCAGTCAAGCTCGACCTTGAACAGCGCGCCGGTGGCCGGCACCTCGGTGTACAGGTCGGCCGGCGGGGTCTCGTAGGTCTCCACGAAGAGGGCCGGCTGCACCGCGCCGGGGTGCTTGCTGACCGCTCCGTAGATCAGACCCTCCCGCGTCAGGACGCTGTCCTGCCGGTACTTGTCGCCCAGCGCCTGGGCCTGCTCGCGCGTGATGCCCACGACCGCCAGCGACGGCTCTTCGCTGCCGTACTTGCCGGCGGCTTCGAGGTACTGCGCGCCGATGCCCTCGAGATCCGCCTTCAGCATCGCGTTGGCGGCTGCGTTCTCGGCGTCGCTCTGCGGCGTCATCGCCGGATTGGCGGCGGTCAGGACCGCCCAGCCGTCCTTCAGCAGCAGGTCCTTGACGTTCTCGGGATTGAAGTCGGCGAGCGTCGCGGCCGGGCGGCCGGGCTGCCCCATCTCGCCGTCCTCGCCCTCGTAGTTGACCTTCGGCTTCTCGAACAGCACGCCGATCAGGCCGGAGCCCTGCTCGCCAGTCCAGAACCCCTTGAACCCGGCCTCGACGATCGCGCGCTCGTAGGCGACGGCGGCCTCGTCCCCGTAGCCGTAGTCGGGGCCGTCAGGGTCGGGCTTCTCGTCGAACCCCTCCTCGGCCAGCAGCTCGATGACCCGCGTGTTGCGCAGGTTCATCGGGTCGGCGTCATAGTCGTAGAGGTCCTCGCGCCGCACGGCGGCGGTGTAGCGGTGCTTGCCGAGCCCGTGCTCGGGGACGTAGCCGCCCTCGCGGCCGACGCCGATGCCGAAGTAGACGCGCCCAGGCAGGCGATCGTCCTCCGCCATCTGGCGTTCCTGGCGGCTCAAGATGTCGGCGTTCTTGCCCCACTTTTTGGGGTTGAGCGACTTGAGCCCAGCCTTGGATCCCCAGTGCGTCAGGCGCACCATGCCGTCGGCCTCGACCGGCGGGGCGGTCAGCGCCTCTTCCTGCTCCAGGGTGTCGGCCGCGCCCAGGATCGCCCCGTCGCCCGCGTCGACGCGGAACGGGTGCTTCTGCAGGAACGCCTCCGGGGTCATGCCGGACTTGGCCGCCGCCACGGCGACCGAGTGGCCGGCGAAGGAAGCGTAGATGTCGTTGATGTCGGACGTGAAGCGCCCTGTGGTGTCGAGCTGGGAGCGGAGGTCGTCGATCACGCGCTGGCGCGAGGCGGCGAACTCGCCCTCGACCTGCTGCTCGGTGAGCCGGGTCTCGATCTCGGAGCGCAGCAGGTCGCCCTCGTTGGCGACCCAGTCGGTGGCCTCGGCCCGCGTCATGCCACCGGCGTCGAGCTTGATGTGGTCCTTCAGCGCCTCGTACACCGGGGTGCCGGCGACGTAGGTGGTGAACTCGTCGACCGGGATACGGACGGCGTCGCCGGTGACGGAGGCCTGCTCTGCGGCGTCGCGGACAGCGGCCGGCATCGCGGCCAGGGCCGCCGCGCCTTCAGGCGTGGAGAAGGCGGCGTTGAACGCCTCGGGGCTGACGTAGACGTCCTGGGCGTAGCCGCCCTCCTCGGCGGCTGCGGCCACCAGCTCTTGGAAGGACGCCGGGTCGCGCTCGCGCAGCTTGGACGCCTCGGCCAGGGCCGACAGGCGGTCGAAGAACTCTCCGGTCTTGGGGGCCTCGGTCGCCGCCTCGCGCCCCTCCGCGAGCACCTCGACCGCGCCCGTGACAGAGCGGACAGTCCCGCCCATGAAAGCGCCGGTCATCGCCCCCTGCTCCATCTGGCGGAGGGCCTGCGCCAGCTTGAAGGGTTCTTGCGTCCCCACCGTGGAGCCTGTGTACTCGAGGAGGCCCTGCACGATCTCCGTCAGGCCTTCCACGAAGGCGCTCTTGCCCACCGCCCCCGGCAGCTCGCGCAGCGCGGTGATCGCCGGGCCGTCGGCGAAGGCACCCAAAGCCTTAATCGCGCCCAGCCTGTCCAGCGCGGCGACGGCTGCGCCGGTGGGGGCCGCTACGCCCCAGTCCCCGGCGGTGGGCTCATCGGTCTTGTTGGCGTCCGCACGGTTGTACGCGGTGCTGCCGGCGGATTGGAGAACGCCCAGCGCCAAGCCGGAGCCAGGGAGGAGCATCTGCGCGGTGGCGGGGATCGAGTAGAGCGCCTGTTCAGCTGTGGCAGGGATAGCCTTGCCGGGGTCGGTGAACAGCGTGCCGAACGACACGTCCTCCGGGTTGGTAAGAGGAACGACGCTGGCGCGCGCGGCGCGGCCGGAGCGGACCATCGCGGGTGTTTCCCGCTTAATCTGACCGGGCGTGAGGTAGTTCTTTCCTGGGGCGGCGGTCAACTGCGACTGCGCCATGCTCGCATTGTAGTTCGCCGCTGCAAACTCGGCCGCGCCAGGGATGGCGGCAAACGCCCCCAAGGTCTCGGCGACGACTGCCTCGTAGTTCTTGGCGACGTTTCCGCCCAGCCGGATGGCGGCGGCTTTGGTGTCGCCGAAGAGCTTCAGTACGTCAAAGCCGCCGGTGCCGACCTGCCAGTCGACGAGGGCGGGCGCGGGGGGCCGCAGAGCGCCCTCGACGCCGGCGAGCGCGCCGACGTCGTCGGAAGCCACGGCAGCCTTGCCGGGGTCGGCGAGGAAGCGTGCGGTGGCAGGGGCGTTCTCCGTCGCCTTGAGCGCTCGGGTCTTGGCGACGTCCTGCTCGGCGCGGGGGAAGTCGGCGAGGACGATGTCGGGCGACAGGCCCAGCTCGATCGCGTACTTCCTGGCCCTCGCCTCCCTCTCCGGGTCGCGACCGGCGGCGCTCTCGAGGGAGGCGGCGGTCTGCTGCTGTTCGCGGCGGCGAGCTTCGGCAAGGAAGTCCATCTACTTCTCCGGTCTGAAGATGCCGAGCCGGAGGCCCCTGCGGTATTCGTTCGACAGCTGCTGCGGCGTGGGCGGGCTCTTGCCGTCTCTGGCGAAAGACTCCCGGATAAACTTGGCCGCGTCCCTCGGGACCAGGCTGTAGATCTTGGTGCCGGGTTTCGGGAGGGCGGAAGTTATCTCATACCCACGCATCGTCGTCTTGCCAACCTGCACCTCGCGGAGCAGGTCGCGCGTGATGCCCAGCAGCGCGTTGTCGTCTGGCTCTTTGCCGAACCTGCTTCGATAGCTCTGCACCTCGTTCCACATCGCGCCTTGGAACTCGGCGATCTCGTCGGCGTCTTTCTCGCCGGCGAGGCCGACGCCGGCCAGCTGGGTCTTGGCGACGCTCATGGCGCGCGACATGGAGACCTGCTCGACCTTGTCGGTCTTGCCCTTCTTGTGCGCCGCCTGG